TTGCTGATGTAATTGCCATGCTTTATTGTCCTCTCTGCATTGTTCTTAGTTCACCATTACGAAACTCATCATTTCGCATTCTTACTTGTTCCTCATTCGCTAATGTTTGAATTGCTCGGTTATAATAACCTTGCCATAGTTCTATGGTTTGAGGTGTCTCTTTCATATATCCTATAGCTTCAATCAATGTACCGTATAGTATAGCGTCTGGGGCGTTATCACCTAGGTAAGTGTTTTGATTACCTGTTGATAACCCTGGAACTCTAATAGTATACCCTATTTCGACTGTTGTTGCAAGGGCTGGAGTTGGTCCAAACAAAAAATTAGTTTGACGGTTTCCACTTGTGTATGTCGTTCCAGTTTGATTTAAGGCATAGTATCGCACTGTGCCTGTATCAGTTGAAGGATTCTTGCTGTACTCTTTGATGAATGACTCATCTTTTTCCAGTAGAAAATCCCCGTTCTGAATCCTTAGATAACGCGGTATCACCATGTCCGAAGGAACAGCCACTGTTGCCGTGCCCCCTGTCAAGGATAGCGTTGAAACTTTTCTGAAAGCAGTAAGGTCTACTTCTTTGGCGATACGTAATTCCGCTAATTCAATACATAAATCAATAGGAGCTTTGCCGCTACCTGTTGCTGTAGTGAAAGACGTAGATTGGTTTTCTAGCCAATCTTGTACGTTTTGTTTAAGTTGATTGTATGTTAATCCCATTATGTACCCCAAGCATTAGCGCCCCAGGAATCTATACCCCATCCTGCGTTGTCTATTGCAATTGATATTGTACCAAATCCTGAGCTAAGTTGCAACCCGTCTGCGTCTTCTCCTGTGTTAATTATTGGAGTACCGATACCCGTTGCTGCTGATTGACTTGGTGATGTTATTGTTGAGCTTGCTTGGAATGTTAATGTTCCATGAGCTGTTGCAGATGATTGACCATCTACATTTTCTTGAGCACTAAAGTTTGTTGAACCTTGTGCTGATGTTAAACTTTCGCCTGTAGCGACATGAGTGGAGCTAGCACTTAAAGTTAAATCACCTTTATCTGTGGCTAAAGATTGACCTGCCACATTTTCTTGAGCGCTGAAACTTAATAAACCAAATGCTGTTTGTAGTAATTGTGAGTCTGCATCTTCTGCAGTGTTGATAGTAACAGAACCGCGTGCTGAACTTAATGCTTCACCAATTAGAGTGTAGCCTGTGGCAATTGTTGGAATAGTAAATGCAGTTTGGAGTAGCTGTGTATCTGCTTGCTCTCTTACATTAATAAAAACTTTACCTATAAAAGCTTGAGCTGGTGGTGAATAAGCTGAACCATAAATACCAAAGCGTACGGTTGTAGGTACGTTATCTACATCTGGTCTAGGATTATCTAATGATGTGGCTTCGGGTCCGAGCTTCGGTGGTGTAAGCTGTGGGTGTTTGGGCTCCCAATCTTTTTTATAAACTCGAAGCCCATTCCACTCTGTTCGCGCATCTTTGTAGCGTATCTTCCTGCCTGAACGATCGTCTATCAGATATGCATATTTACCTGAAGCTCTTTTAGCCATCGCTCTTAGTACCCGCGAATCTTAGGTTGAATATAAAAACTTGCTCTTTCTCTATCCTCTTCTTTTGCAAACTGCCACTCTTCCAAATAAATAGATTTTAATTCGCCGCGTCTAGCCGCATCTACTTTTGCTGGATTCTTGTTAGCTAATTCAAAAGCTAATCCGCTAATTAACGCAGGCAAATATCTTCTAGGGATATCTGGGTTTTGAGTGTAGGTATCATTTACATCTTGTGGATATCTGATTGTCCAACAAAGTAATTGATAATAAGTTTGATTGGGTTGAGGAAATAAATGAATCGTATGTGACCCTGCACCTGAAGAATCAAATTGGCTGTTACGTTCAACTGCATATTGAACAGGTTTGCCGCTTGTTGATTTGTTAGGGTAGTTTAAATATTCAGATAAACTGATTCTTTCACATGTAGTATCAGTCACGGGTGATGTGTTTGTATCACGAACTGCCGCATCTAAGATGTCCAAGTATTGACCTGAAGCCATAGTTGCGGTTGACTGACCTTGTGTGAGATTGATTGTAGTTAAGTCAAGAGTGAATAGATTCACGCCTTCGTTAACCCATTTAGTTAAAAGTAAGTTAAGGGAACGTCTAGCTGTTACTAAGTCGTAACCCGACTTAAGTTCTAATCCGACGCGCTCATGCGCCTCTTGTATTATCTCAGCTATGTCTAAGCTGAATGTATATGTGCCAGAAGTTGCCACGTGCCCCCCTTACTAACAGTAAGTAATTGTTACCGAAGTAGTTGCTGTTAAATCTAAGTACACTCCATTTTCAAAAACCATACCATCTTCTGGTATTAACATACTCAAGCCATCAACACCAAAACCCACTTGTAGTTTTAATTCGCCTGAAGTACTTGTACCATCATATAGTTTAACAGTTGATGAAGCAACGCCTGCCGCTTGAATTGATTTAACTCTTACTCTGCCCAGAAAATCTCCTGTAGCATTTACCGCTAAACCAAATCTACCATCGGTAGTTCTAGTTGATGCTTTTACATCTGATTTATAACCCATTATAAACTCCTTGTTGTGGGGGAGTTGCCTCCCCCGTTAAATTATTTACCAGCAGTTGCGCCAGTATCTACTCTAATCCAGTTAGAACCGTCAGAAAATACTAAGTTTCCTGTACCATTACCTGTTGTCTCAGAAGCTTTTAATGCATCAGAGCAAAAGATAATTCTTCCTGTGTTTTCAGAAGCTGTTGGCAGATCATCAAACGCAATTGAAGTAGATGTAAATCCGTTGTTGGACACTACTGGTCCTGAGAAAGTTGTTGTTCCCATAGTCTATACTCCTTTTTTTATATAGTCTGCTTTTGCAGTCTATGGTTGTTATTAGTTAAAGGAAGGGGGCACCTTTATGGTAAACCCCCTATCCAAATTAGTGATTAAGCACCTTGGTTTCCGTAGACACCTCTCCAGTCAGACCAGCCGAAGCTGTATCTTTCTCTGGCTTTGTATCGTACATTACCTGTTTCAAAGTCACCTTCCATCTTGGTATTCATCGCTGCTCTGTTGAACATCTTTGTACCATTAGGAGCGTCAGTTCTAATGAAGAATGCATCTGTGTCTGTGAATCTATGGTTTACATAGTATCCACCAGGAAGCATACCCATAGAGTTGATCGCATTGATGTCATTGTCAGCAGTACCAACTCGGTTTGGAGACTTCATTAGTCTTTCTGCAACAAACACCAATTGTCTTGGGATGTGTAAGGTTCTACCTTGAATTGCAGCAGGGATACCTTTGTCATCTGTAAATCCAGCAATATCAATTAATGCTGTTTCTAAAGATGTCTCAGATAAGTCCGCATAAGTAGCAGGTCTGTTAGAACCGTTGCTACCGTTTTGTAGTGGGTGCGCGTTAGAAATTAACGGCTGATTGTCACCACCTGTGTATGAACCGCTGAATGCATTGTTATACACGTTAGCTGCAGTAAGTTGCTTAGCAGAAGCCATTGCTCTTGCTAAAGCTTTAGTTAGTCTGGTTGACAACTTATCATATAAGTTATCTTCCATAGCTTCCTCAGTTAGTGAGAATGCTAGTGCTACAGTCTTGTGAGTGTATCGTGATACATATCCTTCACCTGAATCGGCGTAAGATACTGGTGCACCTTCGAACTTCTCACCTGCATTACCAAAGCCTGGGAAGAGTACTTCTTCTTCGAAAGCTCTGTTGGATGTTTCCTCATCGAACAAGACGGCATGCTCATTTTCGTATCTGTTATACTCAGTTCCGAAAATCGCGTTTAGCCCTGGCTCCAGTTCTTTAAGGATTTGTGCTCTTGATATAGCCATAATTTATCCTCCTATTATATTCCTGTTACGCCAGTAGCGCCTAGTCCAAATTGATGAGTATTGATTTTCACCAAAATATCCATAGATGTTCCAGCTGATGAAAAGGAATCATCTAACTCCGCACTACCTAATACAGTTAGTGGGAATGAGTTAGTTGTTGCCTTTGTGCTAGAATCTGCTACAAGACCTGATTTGTGTGTGATAGCACTACCTGTTGGTGATGCTACGATTTGTACGTTCTTACCTACGTCAGCAGCTGCGATAGCTGTTGTATCTTGGTCTGCTTCGATTTGGAAGATGATATCTGGATCATCATATACGTACACTTTGTATTTGTCTTTAGCTACAGTTGAAGCTGGAATACTTCTGACAAACTTAACTTCTCCTGAAGCGTTGTCAACGTATTCGGCACCCCAGAAAACACCTACGACTGCGCCTGGTGAAGCTGCTCCCATATCAGTAACAATGTTACCTGATGAGAAAGTCACGAGATCGCCTTCGAAGAATGCACTAGGAGCGGTAGCAGCAATTCTGTAACCATTAACACCACTAAAGTTATTGGTTCTTACGATACCACCTTTAGCGTGCTTAACTGGCTTTAAACCATATGCCATGTTTTACCTCCGTTGTTATTGTTATGCAAAGCAGAGGTAATCAAACGATTAGTCCTCAAACTTTGCGTTTCTTCCTCCGCCTACTGAGACGGAAGACTGTTCGTCTTGGCTTATAGGTGCAACAGCGCTGTTGTTCTTTTGCAACTCGGAGTTGACTGCTCCTTCTTGTGCTTTGGTTTTGTTAGCAAAGTATTCATTTCTTTGGTCAACAATTTCTTGATCAACCTTCATCAAAATTAAATCACCTGATCTAACTATACCCGCATGTTTACCTGTGTCTAAAACATCCGCTTGCCAGTCGCCGCCAAGTTCTTCTGGTCTAACTGGCTCGTATCCTTGACGAGTTCTTTCATGGACATTTCCTGCGTGATCATCACCCAAGAGTTCATGTCGAACCCATCTATAGTGAACACCCTCTGGAGCTTTTGGAGTTTCCAATTTGCTCGGTGGAGTCCACGTCTTTTTGCGAGTACCCGAGGCTCGCGTTGTTCGAGTTGTCTTAGTAGCCTGTGTCATTCATCTACTCCTTATCTCGCCGAACTATCACGGCGCATCTTTTGTCGCGCATATTCTTGTAAAGGTACTCCTAACTTATTAGCAGTCTCTACTTCTGATTTAGTCAATGTGACTTTCTGTTTGCCACTGGGGGAAGTGCGCGTTCCACCCGCTACTACTTGTACTTTTTTCGCTGTGTTTGCTGCTTTGAATTTTTCAGGAAACTCAGAACGGATGCGAGCATCAAGTTCACTATAGTACTCATCAGGATCAGCGTCAGGATATACACCTTCATCTATTAACTCCTTATGTATTACCATGGCGGCTTGCGTCATAATCTTTTCAGATTGGTTTTGCCCACCAAACCATGTGTTCCTTTTTTGCCACTGCACCGCTCTTCTGTCTGGGACAGGAGTATTTGCCTGTGGCTTCGTAGCAGTTTCTTCAGCAGAAACTCTTTTAGTAGAAGCTGACTTCGCTTTCTCTTCATACTGTTTTACAATGAGAGACTCGGCTTTAATGGAAGCTAGTTTATCAGTAGCTTCTATTTCCTTATCTACATCACCATTCGACTTAGCATCTCGAAGAGTAGCTAGTACTTCTCTTTCTTGAGCTTTGAGTCTATCACCATACTGCTTAACTGCAGCTAGTTCTGACTCTGCGGATCTGCCTATCAGTTCTTCGCGTTCAGATTGAAACTTTTGTTTCTCTTCTTCTAACGCTTTTAATCTTTCCTCAAGCTCCTTACGTTGCTTGACTAGGCGTTTGATTCGCTTCTCAGCTCGTTTGCCATATTTGTTTTTGTCATCAGACTCTTCCTCTTCTTCTGGAGTTTCCGCGGATGCTTCTTCCTCTACAGGATCATCATCTTCGGCTTCATCAGTTTCGGGAGTTTCTGGTTCTGGAGCTGGCTGCTCTTCAGGTTGGCTCTCATCGTGCCCCCCTTCATCAATCTCAATCTCGAGTTCTTCCTCTTGATTAAGTTCTTCTTGTTTTGGGTCTTCTATCATTTATACCTCCGTCAGTTGCGAACTGCGTTTCACGCTGTGAACAATATAGTACCACATTTAGTGGGTATATTGCAAGTGCTTATCTATGTTTTATTTTATCTGGTTCTGGTACGATTGCTACTACTTCATCATCATTGATGATTGAATAATCTTCGTTTTCATACTTGAACTTAAGTCCAACGTACTTTCCAGTCAGCACATAGTCGCCTACTTTACACCATGTTGTTTCTGATTTGTCCAGATTCTTGTAGCATTCTGGACCCATATCCACTACTTGAGATACCACGCAAGCAAATTTCGCGAGCTCTCGGGATTGGTCAGATAACAAGATTCCACCTGATGTTGCCATTGGTGGTTCCCATGGTTTCAGTAACATACGATAGCCTTGTGGCTTTGGTAGTTTACTCATCATTACCTCCTGCAATGTCTTTGTACAATTTCTTGTACTCCGTTTCTAG